AGTACCAGTTATTGCATCAGTATCATTTGCCAAAGCTCTAGCTAATTCATATTGTGCATACTTAATATTTAAAGGAATAGTAGAGCAGCTTAACTCAACTCTATCTACTTGGTAATTTGTTCTAGGAAACTTTAATGCTTGGTTCTCATCACATCTGTCACCTTGAAACACAAAAGTATCAATCCATCTTGTAGCAGCTATTAATGATCTATTCTTTTGATCGTCTGTTTTATTAGTCCAAGTTGAAGAATCTGGAACTGTTTCAAAATAACTATTAGCTTCTGTCAATGTGACATAGCTATTAGCAGTTTCACTTTTTATAGTTGCATTTATAGTAGCTGCCACGATTGATAAAGTAATTTAGTTTTATTGTAGCGTAAAGAAAAAACCCCACCAATATTTGGTGAGGTTTGATGACCACATTTTAATCTTAATATAAATTAAGACTTAAGGGCATTAGATAGTGGTGTATTAACAAAGATTTCAACCATAGGAATTTGGTCGATGTCATAAGTTACACCCCAGTTAGAACCAGTTCTAAGTGCTGAGTTAGCAGGGTTATCAGCAGCGTTTGTCCACTT